GCTGAGGCCGGGATTACCAAGGTGCAGGTCGTCGACGCGGACGGCGAGACGGTTGTGGCAGTGCGTCGGTCGGGCCTGACGCCGGAGCAAAAGACGCGGCTGGCATTGTTCGACAACCGGGCGGCGGAACTCGCGGACTGGGACACGGACGTGCTGCGGCAGCTTGCCGACGAGGGCGCGCTGGCCGGGATGTTCGAGGCCGACGAACTGGCGGCGCTGCTCGAGGCCGACCAGGAACCGGCGGGCGGGCTGACCGACCCGGATGCCGTGCCTGACGAGCGGGCGACGGACATCAAGCTGGGCGACCTGTTCAATTTGGGAAAGCATCTGCTGTTGTGCGGGGACAGCACGAAGGCTGACGACGTGGCGCGGGTGATGGATGGGGAACGCGCTGCGGTGTGTTTGACTGACCCGCCCTATGGGCTCGGAGATGGGAAAGCGAGTGGAAAGAACAATTACGCGGGATACGAGGATTCGCATTTTAACTTGGTGAAGTTGGCGAAGGCGTGGCTCCCACTCGCAAGACAGACAGCTAGTGCGTGCGTGTTCTCGCCTGGCGTTACAAACGCATGGATCTATCCACCAGCGGACTGGGTGATGTGCTGGTTCTACGGTGGAGGTCAGTTACGGTCGAGTTGGGGATTTAACTACTGGCAGCCGTTTTTGTGTTACGGGAAAGACCCTAGCCTTGCGACTGGTAACGGTGGCCGTCCTGATGCCGTTGACATGAACACGCCAGCTAATGCTGGCGACATCGACCATCCGTGCCCCAAACCGATCAAGTTATGGGAGTGGTTCATTCAGCGCTTGTCGTTCTCGCAGGACGATGTGTTCTATGAACCATTCAGCGGCAGTGGCACCACGCTGATCGCCTGCGAGCAACTCGGCCGCGTGTGCCACGCCATCGAGATCGAGCCGCGCTACGTCCAGGTCGCCATCGACCGATGGGAACAGTTCACCGGGCAGAAGGCGGTGCGCGTTGGCTAAGCGCCCCACGCCCGTCGCGCCCCACCGCCAGCGCGGCGGAAAGAAGAACCGCCCGCCGCACGTCGCGCAAGACACCGCCATCGTGGAACGCCGCGCGCAGGCGCTGTCGTTCCGCAAGGCGGGCGCCTCGTATCGCACCATCGCTAAAAGACTCGATGTCTCGCTGGAGACCGCCTACAGCGACGTGCAGGCCGAACTCGCGGCGCTGAGGGCGACGACCGAGCACGACGCGGAAGTTATTCGCGATATTGAGTTGCGCCGCCTGGACGACTACACGCTGGCGCTGACGCCGGCCGCGCAGCGCGGAGACATGCGCGCGGTCGATACGCTGCTGCGCGTGCTGGACCGGCGCGCGAAGTACCTCGGCCTCGACGCGCCCAGTAAGCAAGAGTTCGTGGGAAGTGTGCCGATTCCGCTGATCGTGAAGTTGACGGAGGAATGATGATCACGCAGTCCGCACTCGCGAAGAAACTCGGCATCCCTGCTCGCACGCTGAATGGGTGGTGCCTGCGAAAGGAAGTGCCATTTGAGATTCCAGAGGGCCAAAAGACACGAGTCTTTAGTGCAGATGCCGTCGAGGCGGTGAGACAGAAAGCGAGCGAATCACGTCGTAGGCAGGATGGCGTCCAGAAGCGGTCCGTTCCAGCACCAAAGCGCGACCGCTTGTGTGACGCGCTCGAGCGCATCGCCGATGCACTAGAGTCCTGGGTCACTCGTCCGTCAGCATGACCGACGTCGTCCTACACCAGGGCCAGTCGCGCGTCTACCGTGCGGGTTGGGCATTGGGCGCCACCGGCGCCGTCGTCGCCCCTGGCCCCGGCCGCTTTCGCGTCGTCGTCGCCGGCCGTCGCTGGGGCAAGACCACGCTCGCCGGTCTCGACATGCTCGCCGCCGCGCAGCTCGCCTCGCCCGGGCAGCGCGTGTGGTACGTCGCGCCCACCCGCGTCATGGCGAAAGACATCCTGTGGCGCCCGCTGAAGCAGCTGGTCCCGCCGTCCTGGCTGGCGAAGCCGGCGAGCGAGACCGAGCTCGACATGGAGCTCGTCAACGGCGCGCTGCTCCAGGTGCGCGGCGCGGAAGACCCGGACAGCCTGCGCGGGCGCGGCCCGTGGCACGTCGTCATCGACGAATACGCCGACATGGCGCCGGAAGCGTGGACGGAAGTGATCCGGCCCGCGCTGGCGGACACCAAGGGCAGCGCCCTGTTCCTGGGCACGCCCAAAGCGTTCAATCACTTTCATGCCGTCTACGACCTGGGCCAGCGCGGCGCGGACCAGTGGATGTCGTGGCAGTTTCGGTCGATCGACAACCCGCATCTCGACCCCGTGGAAATCGAGGCGGCGCGCCAGCAACTCGACCGCCGGACGTTCGCCCAGGAGTTCGAAGCGTCGTTTGAGGCGATGGCCGGCCGCGCCTACTACGCGTTCGCCCGTGCGCTCCACGTCGCGCCCGTGGAGCTCCAGCCCCAGGTGCCCCTGTGCGTTTCGTTCGACTTCAACGTGCAACCCGCCACGGCCGTGCTGTGCCAGATCGTTGGCGATGAGGTGCAGGTCTGGCGCGAAGTGTACGTGAACCACGCCGGCGGCGAGGCGACGCGGGCGAGCGCCCGGGCGGCGCGTGGGCTGATCGAGCAGGCGGGCTGGACGGGCCTCGTGGAGATCTACGGCGACCCGGCCGGCACGGCCCGCAAGACCACCGGCCCGTCCGACCACGCCGTCGTCTACGAGGTGTTCCCGACAGCCGCGCGGCGCATCAAGGGCCGGGCGCCCCACGTGCGCGACCGTGTGTCGGCCGTCAACGGGCGGTTCGAAACGACCGACGGGCGCACGCACGCCGTCGTCGACCCGTCCTGCGTGCATCTGATCGCGGACCTCGAGCAGGTGACGTTCAGCGATACCGGCGACCTCGACAAGTCGAACCCGATGCTCACGCATGTGAGCGATGCGCTGGGCTACCTCGTCGAGGCCCGCTGGCCGGCGCGCAAAGTCGTGCCGCTGGTCAATGTCTGGCACGAGCGCTTTGCCTGAGCCGATGCCGTCCAAAGTCACCACGATCCGGCTGACGCCGCACGAGCTCTGGCAACTGCGCCGCATCGCCGAGGACGCCGGCCTGCCCCTCGCCACGCTCATCCGGGATGCCGTCAGCGTCTACGTGGAGCACGTCACCGTCACCTGTGACTGCCGCAGTATCTGTATTACACCCCCCTCCGAGCAGCCGTAGGCTGGCAGGCGTAGGGCCAGAGCGCCCCGATACCACACCACCTGCGGCGCGTACGAGCCGCAGGACCGTGGTCATCGTCCGCCGCCGACCCGCGTGCCCATCGAGCCCAGTGCCCCGGCGCCCGTCGCCCTCCGCCCCCATCCGGTGTACACGACCCTGCAGCCGGTCTGGGAGAAGCTCGCGCACGCGGTCGAAGGCACGGGCGGGTTCCTGGACGGCGGCTACCTGATCGCGCACCCGCGCGAATGGCTCGACCACACCGCCGAGACGCCGACCAAGCCCACCAAGAAACTCAAGGAACGGCGCCAGCTCGCGCGCTACGAGCATTGGCCGCGCACCATCATCAGCCTCTTGTCGGGGGGCCTGTTTCGGCAGCCGCCCGTGCGCCGCGTCGGCGACCCCGCCGCCGCGACGCCGCATCCCCTCGCGGTCTGGTGGGAGGACGTGGATGGGCATGGCACAGACATCGACACGTTCCTGCGCACCGCCTGGGACGCCGCCGCGACCTTCGGGCACGTGTTTCTCCTCTTCGACCGGCCGGCGCAGACCGCCCCGACCGCCGCGGATGCGCGTGCGCCCTACCTACGCCTCTACTCGCCGCTCGACGTCCCGGACTGGCTGACCGACGACGCCGGGATGCTGACGGCAGTGCGGCTGCTCGAGGGCGTGCCGCGCGAGACGTTCGATGGCCAGGACGGGACGCAGATTCGCGACGTGACGGTGGACGGCTGGTCGGTCGTCATGCGCCAGGCCGACGGCCGGCTCGACCCGGCCACGCAGACGCGCGGCACGCACGACTACGCCGGCGCGCTGCCCGTGGTCATCCTCTACGGCAACCGGCCGATGCTCTCGCCGGTCGTCGGCCAGAGCGTGCTGGGCGACCCGAAGGTCATCCAGGACCACTACAACCTGGTCTCCGAGCACCGCGAACTGCTGCGCAAGCAGACCTTCGCGATGCTGAACGTCCCGCTCGGGACCGGGCCAGACGCCGTCCAGGTCGACCAGGCCCAGGCGATGTTGGGGCAGGTCAGCGGGACGGCCAACGTGGCGTTCACACCGCTGGCCGCGTCGTTCCTGAGCCCGGACAAGGCGAACGTGGACGCCTACGCCGAAGAGCGCGAGCGCCTCGAGCGAACGATGTTCCGGTTGGCGGGCCTGCCCTGGGAAGCCGACAGCCGCGCGGCGGAAGCGGCGGACAGCCGGCGCATCAAGCGGGAAGACCTGAACCAGACGTTGGCGACGTACGCCGACTACGTCCAGGCCGCGGATCTCAGCATCGCGGAACTCTGGTATCGGGCCGCCTACGGCGCGCAGTGGCAGACGCGCTGGGAGGCGGACGACGTGACGATCGCCTACCCCGACACGTTCGACAGCGAAGTCATCGACGACACGCTGGCGCGGGTGCAGCTGGCCATCGCGCTCCGGCTGGGCAAGACCGCCGAGGCCACGCTGCGTAAGAAGGTCGTCAGCAAGTTGCTGTCGGACGAACCGCCCACCGTCCTGCAGGCCGCCGACGCGGAGATCGACGCCATGCCGGACCCAGAAGAGGTCCGCGCCGAGCAACGGTCCGCGATGGTGGACGCCTTCAGGCGCCAGAGTCCGCCAGCGAGCGAGGCCGAGCCGGACGAGGACGACGCCGACGAGGCCGCCGATGCCTGACGAGACCCGGCGGCTGCTGACGGCGGCGGAACGCCTCGCGGCGCTGACGGACGCCCTGTCCGCGTCCTTCGCGGAGGAGCTCCAAGGCGTCCTGCGTGGCATCGAGCGGCGCATGGTTCCGCTGCTGCGCGCCCTGGAACTGGAACCCAAGGCGGCGAACACGCGCACGCGGCAGGCCCTCGTGGCGCGGCTGGCCAGCCTCCGCGAGCAGGTGCGCACCGTGCTGACCGAGGCGGGCTACGACACGCTCGCGGAGACGGCCACGGGGGCCGCCTTCGAGCGGATGCTCGAGGCCGTGCGCGCGTCCCGCGTGGGCCGCGAGGCCGGCCGGTTCTTCACGACCGTGATCACGCAGCGGATCGCGGCGCTGCGCGTCCTGGCGATAGACGACGTGCTGCAGCAGGGCGAGGTCATCGCCCAGGCGCTCTACCGCGCCGTGCGGGACGCGGTGCTGGGCGGGACGCCGACGCCGGTCGTGCTCGAGCGCATCGCCGAGACGCTGGACCTCCAGGTCAGCGAGGTCCGCACCCTCTACGACACCGCCACGGCGACCTTCGGCCGGGTGATGGAGCAGCAGGCGAGCGACGGCACGCCGGAGGAGTTGTTCCTCTACGCCGGCCCGGTCGACGCGAAGATGCGGCCGTTCTGCCGGCAACAGATCGGCCGGGTGTACACGCGATCGGCCATCGAGCAACTGGAGAACGGCCAGCGGATGGACGTGTTCACGACGGCGGGCGGCTGGAACTGCCGCCACACGTGGATGCGCCTGAGCCCCGCCAGCGAGCTCGCGGACCTGGCGAACACGGGCGCGCGCGCGCCGGAAGTCGTCACGGCCCTGCGCGACGTCCGCCCGATCACGAAAGCGAAGGCGGCGTGATGGGCGTGGTCATCAAGCGGAACTTCAGCCGCTTCCAGGACATGACGTTCGTGAACCGCGGCGTGATGCGCGAACTGGGCGACCTGGTGCGGGAGCGCATCATCCGTCGCACCCTGTCGGGCCAGGACGCGGAGGGGCAGGCGTTCGCGCCGTACTCGGCCGGCTACGCGAAGCGGAAGTCGGACGCGCTGGGCACGTCCCGGGTCGACTTGTCGGTGTCGGGCGAAATGCTCAACGCGATGCAGATCGTGGCCGTGACGGACCGCACGGTCACGCTGGGATTCCGGCGATGAAGCGCAAGACCGGCGGGCCGACGTTCATCCAGCGCAGCCGGGCCGTGAGCCCGGAGCAGAAAGCGCTCTACCACCAGGTGCTCGGGGCGGGGAAAGCGCGCGTGAAGCGGGAGTTCTTCGATATCTCGCAGGCGGACCTATTGGCGCTGGCCGCCCGCCTGCAGTCGTTGATGGGGGACAAGATTCGCGCCCTCGCGCGATAGGTCACCGCGGCCACCTTCGCGGGCAGGCAACCGTGAGCCGTCAAGCACGGGCTAGGGCAGGACATCATGGCTGAGAAGTTCGAAATCGAAATCGGCGACAACGGGCGGCCCACCGCCGCCCTGCCGGAACCGCTCCAGGCGTTCTTCGAGTCGCAACTCAAGGAAGCCTCGGCGCGGGCCGCGCGGGACGCGAAGAAGTCGTTGCCGTCGCCCGCCGACCTGGAGCGGATGCGCCAACTCGAGGAGGAGGTGCAGTCGTTCCAGGTGAAGGAAGCGGTGGCCGCCCAGGAGTGGCAGAAGGCGCGCGAGCTGATGGAGGCGAAAGCCGCCAAGGAACGCGGCGAACTCTCCACGGCCCTGGAAGCGGAGCGGCAGCGAGCGCGCACGTTGGCGCAGCGCACCTTCCGCGAACAGGTGCGGGCCGCAGCGCTCCAACACGGCCTCGATGGGGACGACCCCACCGCCGTCACGCTGTTTCTGAACCAGGTGATGGCGACGCCGAACATCGAGTTCGACCCGACCCATGAGTACCTGCCGGTGCTCAAGACACAGGAAGGCGTCATCCCGCTCGACGTGGAGGCGTTCACCAAAGACGAGGTGAAGAAATACCCCCGCCTGCTGCGGGCGCCAGCCCCGGGGGGCGGCGCACGTGGTGGGGCCTCCGGGATGGGAATGACGGCGGATCTCGGTAAACAGGCGGCCTATGACGCCGCCCTCGCCGCGTTCAGCAAGACCGCGAACGGCGAGACCCTGCGCGCCCTGCAAGAGGCGAAGCGCGCGATGGAGAACTGAGCATGGCAATGAGTGGTCGCACGACCTACGACCTGATCACCGCGGCGCTCGCCTCGGAGAACATCAACGACGGCGTCCAGGCGCTGACCCCGAAGGCGGCGCCGTTCCTCGCGTGGCTGCTCGAGGGTGGCGGCTACAAGCCGACCGGGAACATCGTTCACGGCTACGTGGAGAACTTCCGCCTGCCGAACTACATCACGGTGAGCACGGCCGTGAACTCGGCGACGGCCGCCACGGGCATCACCATCAACGGGCTGGGCCTGGCGCTCACCGTCGGCCAGCTGCTCGAGAACGAGAGCGCGACGCCCGAACTGATGCAGGTGACGTCGATCGCGGGCGCGAACTCGATCCTCGTCTCGCGCAACTACAACGGCGCGGCCACCGGGTCGCTCGTCGTCGGCGGGACGCTGCGCGTGCGCGCGGCGGCCGGCGTCGAGGGCTCGGACCACAGCGGTGAGCACACGGCGCGGCTCGGGCAGATCAAGTACAACACCGTCGGGTACTTCAAGATCCCGCTGGCGGTGTCGGGGTCGCAGCTCGAGCAGGGCACGCTCGGCGCCAACGCGTTCTCGGACGCGGAAGCCAACGCGATGATGGACCTGCCGTTCCAGTTGGAAACCGAGATCGTGCGCGGCACGCTGAACGGGACCAACTCGCTCGGCTCCGCGACGACCACGCGCACGATGAAGGGCATTCGCTCCTTCCTGTCGAGCGTCAACTCGTCGGTTGCGACCTCGGCCGCGTCCTTCACCGCGAACCCGCACCTCTACCTGGGGAACCTGTTCCAGGCCGCGTGGACCAACGGCGCGAGCGACACCGAGACCTGGGGCATCGTCGCGGGCGACCAGTTCTATCGCGACATCAGCAACCTCAACGACACGAAGGTCTACGACTCCCAGCAGACGGAGGCCTTCAAGCGGCGCGTGCGGATGTACACCGGCCCGTTCGGGCAGGCGGAAGTGTTCCTGAGCCGCGCGCTCGCGTCGAAGGAACTGCTGCTGGTCCCGCGCGAGCGGGTGCGCCCGGTGCAGTTCCGGCCATGGACCCGCCAGGTGATGGGCCAGCAGGGCGACAACGTCAAGGTGCAGCTCGTCGGCGAGTACTCCGTCGAGGTCCACCACGAAGCCGGGATGGCGCGCTACATCGCCACCTCGTAACTGCGTTGGCCCCCTGCGTGGGGCAGCGTCCTTGCCCCGGTCAGTCTCGCCCCCATCGGGACTGACCGGGGTTCATGGGGAAGGACTCCGATGCATCCACTGATCGAAGAAATCTGCCGGGCGCGCGAGGTGCAACCGCACGCGCTCGGCCGTTGGCAGCAGGAACTGCGACAGACGATCCAACCCATGCTCGACGACCTGGAGCGCCGGAAGGCCGACGAGGCCGCCACGACCGCCACAGAGCCCCGAAAGGCGGGGCGCTGATGCGGTGGGGGTTCTACGTGCGGTCGGTGCCCTTCAGCCGCGAGGTGCTGACGGGCGCGGCGTCGCTCGGGGGGTCGGAGTCGGCCTGCGTCGGCCTCGCCCGGGCGCTGGGGCGCCGCGGGCACCGCGTCGTCGTGTTCGTCCACGACCTGGCCCCAGACTGCCACGGGTGGACGGATGACGACGGGGTCACCTGGGAGCCGTCGCCGGCCTGTCGGCGGGACTACCTTCACCACACCTGGGACGTGTTCGTGGCGCTGCGGATGCTCGACCCGTTCGTGGGGGACAGTGTCGCGGCGCGCTACCGCATCCTGTGGAATCAGGATCTGCTCCAGGACGTCCCCGTGGGCCAGGTGGCCCGGATCGTCGGGGACTGCTGGTCGGTCGACCGCATCGCCTACGTGAGCGCCTATCACCGGCACCAGTGGGAGGGGCTCGCCCCCGACCTGCGATCACTCGGCTGGGTGACGCGCAACGGCTACGACCCGCGCCTCGTGCCGACCGATGCCGTGAAAGACCCGCGCCGCGTGATTCACATCAGCCGCCCCGAGCGCGGCCTCGGTCCCCTCCTGGCGATGTGGCCAGCGCTGCGGGCCCAGATGCCCGACGCGGAACTGCGGGTCTGCCGCTATCGCTCGATGTACGACGCGGAGGGCACCGCCTGCCGCCTCACCTGCGAGCAGTACGACCGGGCCGTCGCGCTCATGAATCGCGAGGTGGGCGGGATCACCTGGCTGGGCAGCCTCGGCAAGGCCGCGCTCTACCGGGAGCTCGCCGAGGCCGCGGTGCTGTGGTACCCCGGGATCGCGTCGTTTGCGGAGACCTCGTGTATCGCCGCGATCGAAGCGCAGGCGTGCGGCACGCCGCTGGTGCTGTCGAATCGCGGCGCGCTGCCGGAAACGGCCCCCCACGCGGTCCTGCTCGACGGCGATGCGACCCACGCGGACTACCAGGCGCGCAGCGTGGCGGCCGTCGTGGCGCTGCTACGGGGCTGCCGCACGGCCTCCCGGGACTATCGCACGCGGGTGGCGGCGGGCCGCGCGCATGTCGCGCCCGCCTACACCTATGACGCCGTCGCCGAGCAGTGGCTCGAGGACACGTCGCGCGCGCTCGCCCGGCGCGTGACCGTCGCGCCCGGGCGCATCCTCGACGCGCTGCTGGCCGTCGATGACCACGTGGCCGCGCAGGCCCTGCTGCCGCTGGTCCCCGAGGGCCCGGAGAAAGACGCGGCGGTGGCCCGGATCGCCCGGGTGATTGCCGGCGCTGACCAGACCGCGGACGACTATGCGGCGTTTGCCGCCGAGGATCCGGCGACGGAGGCCGCGACGGAGCCGCGGTTCGCCGTCGTCAGCCGCCAGCTGACGGGCGCGACGCGCCTGCTGGACGTCGCTTGTGGCAACGGCGCCGCCGCGCTCCGCTTCGCGCAGGACCACCCGGCGCTGACCGTGGTCGGCGTGGACTACGCCCCGGCGAATATCGAGAAAGCCCAGGCCGCCGCCGCGGCGCTCGGGCTGGCTGACCGGGTGACGTTCGTGGCGCTGCCAGTCTACGACTACCAGACGCAGACGGCGGCCCCGGCGTTCGTCGCGTGGCTGGCGACGCAGGCGCCGTTCGATGCGGTGTTTTCCGGGGAGTTCCTCGAGCACTGCGCCGACACCGCCGCGCTCGTCGACGCCATCGAAGCCGGGTGTGCCGCCGGCGCGCAGTTGGTCGTGACGATGCCGCATGGCCCGTTCATGGACCTGCTTGAGCACACCAAGCCCATCAAGCGCGGGCACGTCCACCACTTCGAGATTGCGGATCTCCAGGAGGTCTTCGGGGCGAAGGCCGACCTGGTGACCCAGTATCTGCACCACGGCCAGACGATCAAGGGCGACCTGGTCGGGACGTGGGTCGTGTCCTGGCGGGCGTCGGGCGTGCCGACCGGGACGCGCGACCTGGCCCGGGCGGCCTGGACGCCCCGCCCCTACCGCCGGCTGTCGGTGGGACTGATCGTCTACAACGAGGCGAACAACATCCGCCGCTGCCTGGAGTCGGTCTATCCGATCGCGGATGAGATCGTGATCGGGGACTGCGGGAGCACCGACGAGACCCTGGCGATCGTGTCGGCCTACGACACGCGGGGCAAGGTCCGCGTGGTGACGCTGCCGCCGGTCCACGACCTCCCCGGCGGGTTCGGCGAGGCCCGGAACCATGTCCTGGCCGCCTGTACCGGGGACTGGTTCTTCTGGCTCGACGCCGACGAAACGCTCCACGAGCCGCAGGCCCTCAAGAAATACCTCGAGGCCGGGCCGTTCGTCGGCTACGCCGTGCAGCAGGTCCACCTGATGGCGGACGACCCGACCAGCAAGCCGGACGAGCCGATTCGGCTGTTCCGGCGCACCGACGCCGTGCGGTTCTTCGGCGCCGTCCACGAGCAACCGCAGGACGGCGACCCGAATACCGACATCATGCCCGCGCTCGGGGTGAAGGACTTCAGCGTGCTGCACTACGGGTACCCGACCGACGGCGTGCGGAAGCGGAAGAGCAACCGCAATCTGCGCTTGCTGGTGAAGAACCACGAGACGTGTCCCACGCGGCACCTCAACGCGCCGTTGGACCTGCGCGAGCTCGTGCTGCGGGCCGACCGCGAGGCCCTGACGGACCCCGTCGTGCTGGAGTTCGTGCGGTCGTGTATCGACACCTACGGGTACGCCATCGTGCCGGTGGCCGATGCGCAGGAACTGATGCTGCGCGTGGCGGTCCACATCGCGGAAACCGTCGGGATTCCCGACCCGGCGCACAAGTACCACGCCATTGCGCGGCGCTTCTACGAGGCGGCCCTGGCGGGCTTGGGCGAGGGGTGGACCTACGAGATCGGCTTTGCCGGCGTCCACGGGCCGTTGAACGGCCGCCGCGCGGCGCCGCAGCAGGTCCGGGTGCGCACGGCCGACCAGGTCGCCAAGCACCTGCAGTTCTTCGCGGCCCGCGCCGAGACGGCGATGGCCCCGGCGATTCCCGACACCACGCCGGTGGCGCGGCTGGCGGATGAGGTATCGGCATGAGTTGGACGCCCAACGACCTCGTGACCGATGCCGACCTGCTCGCGCATCATCCGACGATCCTCAGCCAGTTCGGGAAGATTCACTGGGGCGACGCCCGGGCGAAAGCGATCGAGGACTGGTTGTGGCCGCAGCTGCTCGCGGCCAACTACGACCCACAGCGCTTCCGCACCCGGTTCGCCGCCGAGGCGGTCTACATCGACGCCAACGGGACGTTCTCGGACGTGACGGCCGCCGCGCAGAGCGCCACCGCGGACGACCTCACGCTCGCGACCGCGTTTGCGTCGACGACGACCCGGCTCTGCGTCGGCAGCCCCTCAGCGTTCCGGGGCCTGTCGATCCGGGTGACGGACACGCCCAACGCGACGGCCGCGACGCTGGAGGTCGCCGTCTGGTGCGACCAGTGGCGGACGCTGCGCGTGGCTGACGGCACCCAGGCGACGCTCGGCGTGCCCTTCAGCCGCGGCGGGGCGATCACGTGGACGGCGCCCGATGAGTGGGTCGTGCGGGCGGTCAACGGCACGATCGCCTACTGGGCGCGGCTCTCCCTGTCGGTCGCCCCAGCCGCTGGGCAGGCGGGCCAGGTCAGCGTGATTCGGCGCAGCCGCCTCTGTGGCCCCGTGACGCACCGCACGCTCTCGATGATCTTCCGGGGGGCGCCGTTGAGCCAGGACGGCCCGTGGCGCGACCTGGCCGACTGGCACGAGCGGGAGGCCGAGCAGGCCCTGGCGCGCGTCCTGCCGACGCTGGGGGGCGAGTTCGACACCGTCACCGAGGATGACGTCATCGACGCGACGGAAGCCGCGCAGACGGCGGACGACGCGCGCGGCACGACCGCCTGGACCTTCGAGCGCGCCTGATGGACGCCCTGACGATCCTCGACCGTGTCCGGGCGCTGGTCACCGCCGCGCCGTTCAACTTGGTCGAGACGCCCGAGCCGTTCTCGTTCGACCGGGGGCCGGCGCAACTGGAGAGCGACCGGGTGCGCGTCGAGCTCACGAGCGCCGAGGTCGTGGGTGGGTTCGCCTACAGCGAGCAACGCACCGATGACCTCGACATCTGGGTGGCGCGCGTCGTCGATGTCGCGGACCCGCGGGCGAGTTACGCGGGGCTGCTGACCTTGGCGAACAGCCTCACCAGTGCGGTCGTGCGGGACGGGTGTGGCGTCGGGGATTTTGCCGTCCCGGATGCGGGGCGGCGGGTGGAAATCGCGCAACCCGAGGGCGCGGCGTACCAGGTACTCCGGCTGACCGTGCCGGTAGATTACATGACGGACCTCTAACCGGAGATCACCATGCCTTTGAGCGGACGGGAAGTCACGATGGCGTTCGGGGTGCTGGGGACCAACTCGTGGGGCGTGCCCACGAGTGTCACCCGGCGCGTCTACTTCGAATCGGATGCCGGGCTGTCGTCGTCCGCGGCGTACGTCGACGACCAGAGCTTCGGGCAGACCTTCATGGGGCCGGCCGACGTCGGCGACTTCGCGCCGCCCCAGGCCACGCTGGCTGGCCAGGCGTACTACGACCACAGCGACTACATCCTCGAGGCGATGGCGATGGGGTCGCCCAATGCGGTGACCGTCGTGTCCTCGCAGGCGGCGAGCTCGCTGGTAGCTTACAGCCACATCATCGACCTGGCCCCCAACACGAACGGGCGCGCGATCACGATCGCCACGGACAAGGTCAACGTCGTCGAGGAACTGACCTCGGCCAAGGTGGCGGGGTTCGGATTCGGCATCGGGCAGGGCGGGGTGTTGAGCAAGCGTGTGTCGGTGCTCGGCGGCAAGTCCACGATCGCCAGCACCGTGAACACGCGCAGCGCGGTCGCCGCGTCCGCCGTCGCCCCGGCCCTCGCCAATCGGATCTTCCGCAAGCAGGGCGTGTTCCGCATGAACACGCAGGCGGCGGGCGCGTTGGGCGTCGGCGACACGCTCGAGGTCGAGGAAGTCACCTTCGAGTTCACGCGGCCCTTGGCGCCGGCGGCCGTCTACGGGTCGGACTACACGATCGAGCCGTTGGATGATGGGTTCCCTAGCGCCACGCTCAACGTGCGGTTCCCGCGCGCGAACACGGTCAGCGTGAATAGCTTCTACGCCGCGCACGCGGCCGGCACGCCCTTCAAGGCGTCGCTCACCTGCACGGGCGGCTACATCAACTCGACGACGCAGCGTAGTTTCGCGGTCGAGTTCCCGCACCTCGAGCCGGTCCAGGTGCCTGAGCACACCGCGCAGGGCGCGGGTCAGTTGAAGTCGGGGATGCAGTTCGTCGCCAAGCAGGCGAGCGCCGCGCCGACGGGCTTCGCGCACACGCGGCCGTTCCGGCTCACCCGCGTGACGACCCAGTCGCTCGTCGCGTTCTAACTCCCGTCGGGAATGGGGCCCCACGTATGGCACTGAAACTCTCCGACCCGGCCGAGCGCCTGGTCATCGCCGATGTCGACCTCCCGATGCACGAACCAATGATCGGCGCCGTCGACCCGGAGGCGACCTACACGCTGCGCCGGCTGACCTCCGCCGACCACGAGCGGCTGCGGCAGCCGTACGTCAAACACACCTTCAACCGGCAGACGCACAAGCGCGAAGAACTGCCGTTGTCGAAGGAGGACGCCGAGGCGTTCAGCAACGCCTTGATCGACTACGTCCTGGTCGAGTGGGCGGGCGTGGTGGACGGGGACACGCCCGCGCCGTGCGATGCGGCGCACAAGGCGAAACTCGACGGCCCGCGCAAGGTGGCGCTCGTGCGGGCCGCGATGATGAACGAGGTGGATCGGGAGACCGCGCGGCGGGACTCCTTTCGCCCAGTTGCGGACGTGGGCGCAGTGGTGGAGTGACGTTGGCACGCGCGCGCAGTGCTGCCAGTTCGCGGACGACGACCTGCTGGACGAGGCCGACGCGTGGGACTGCAGCACCTGTGAGTACCGGCAGCAGCTCGCGGCGCTGACGCGGGAGAACGCGGTCGCCTGGGACGTCTGGCGGTTGATCGGCAATCGGTTTGCGATGGACTTCAGCACGGGCGCCTGGGTGCTGGCGGCCATCACGCGGGACTGGCCGGCGGAGGACGTGCAAGACCTGGCGCAACGGCTTGCGGTGATCTACGACATCGTCAGCCCGCCCCCGGAGCGATAACCACGATGGCCCTCGACCTGAAACTTGAAGTCACCGCCGACACCCGCCAAGCCGAGCGGTCCTTCAAGTCGTTGGACGAGGGGATCGCCCAGGTCGAAAAGTCGCTCAAGGAACTCGAAACCCAGCAGAAGGCCACCGAGCAGGCGCAGCAGCGGGCCGCGCAATCGACCAGCAAGTTCGCGGACGCCGTCAAAGGCTACGTCACCGCCGGGGTCGTGATCGGGGCGGTCAAGGCCACGATGGACTGGGCGGGCGCGCTGACGGACCTCTCGGCTAAGACCGGCATCAGCACGACGATGCTGCAGAAGTTGCAGACGGCCGCCGGCGACAGCGGCGTCACGGTCGAGAAGATCGGCAACGCCGTGCAGCAGATGGCCAACCGGCTCGCGAGTGGCGACAAGTCGGCCGTCGGCGCGGTCCAGGCGCTTGGGCTCTCGTTGACGACCCTGATGCGCGGCACCCCGGACCAGGCGTTCCTGGCGATCGCCACCGCCGTCGGCAAGATCGAAGACCCGATGAAACGGGCGCAGGTCGCCGCGGACCTCTTCGGGCGATCGGGCCTCGACCTCACGAAGATTCTCAACGGCGAGTTCGTCAAGGCGGTCGACTCGGCGACGGCCGCGTCGGAAGAGTCCATCTCAGCGCTCGACGATATGGGCGACGCGATGGGGCGTTTGTGGCAGTCGGGCAAGGTGCTGCTCGCGACGGTGCTGCAGCCACTCGCGCCGGTCCTCGAGGGCATCGCCAAGGCGGCCGGCTACGCGGCGAAAGGGATCGGCGACTTGTACGCGAAGATCCCATCCGGCTTTGGGGCGTTGGGCGCCTACGGCGGCACGCTGAAAGCCTACGACGTGCTCTTCGGTGGCCCCGGAGCTGCGCCCACTGCGCCGGCCGGACCTGGGTTGATGACGGCGGCTGGCTACAGCGCGGCCGGCATGTCAGAGGCCGACGTCACGACGGCGATCAAGGATCTGCGCGACCAGGCCCGGGAGACGACGGCCCGCCAGAAACGGCTGGCGAAGGCGAGCGACGAGGCGGCGCAGGCGTTGGAACAGCAGGCCGCGATTGCGCTGCGCTTCAACAACATCGTCCGCACGTCCGACTGGCTGATGGCGCGGTCGGGCGCCGCCAACATGGGCCTGACGTTGCCGCCGTTACAGGCGGCGGCGGGTGACCTCACGAACACCTGGGGCGGCGTCGCGAATACGGGCCTGCTTGGCTGGAACGGCAACACCGGGATCTCCCCCGCGTCGTTCCTGTCGCGCGCGCAGTTCAACTGGTCGGGCGCGGGGCTCGGCGGCCTCAACGCCGCCATGCCGTTCCTGGCGCAGGCGCTCGGAGGGTCCGCCACCGGCGGGTCGATCGGCGGGGCGCTCGGCGGCGTGCTGGGGTCGCAGTCGATGTTCGGCGGGCTGTCCGGCCTGGGCGGGTTCGCGGGCATCCTGGGCGGCATTGCGCCGTTCCTCGGCCCGGCGTTGGGCATCGTCGGCAGCTTGATCGGGAAACTCTTCGGACCGTCCGAAGGCAAGCTGGCGAGCCAGGACCGCAGCGCCTACATCCAGTCGCTCGGCGGCAACGAGGCATTCAACCAGCAGTTCCGTAACGCCCAGATCAGCCCGGACGAAGCGGCCCGCCTCACGAACCAGTTGATGTCCGCGAACAGCCGTGAGGCCGTCAAGGCGGCGCAGGAGGCCATCAACGCGGCGATCGCGCGCAACAACGCGCTGCTGCAGGAACAGGCGGGCATCGAGTCGGAGATCGCCGCGATCGAGGAGCAGCGCAAGGCGCTGGCCGACTCCCTCGTCACGACCTACGACCAGGTCGTGCAGATCACGCGGCAGTACGGCATCAACCTCGACGCCGCCGGCCAGAAGGTCCAGCAACTCGGCAGCACCGAGACCTTCACAGACCTGCTGAACAACATGCAGGCGCTCGAGCGGGCCGGGTTCGACGTGGGCACCATGCTCGACGGCATGGCCGACGAGATCAGCAACGCGGTGAATCGCGCGATTCAGTTCGGCACGACCGTGCCGGAGAACATGCGGAAGTACATCGAGTCGCTGGCGGCGGCCGGGCGGCTCGTGGACGCGAACGGGCAGGCGATCACCGACCTGAGTCAGATCCAGTGGGGCCCAGCCGTGCAGACGCAGGCGGACATCGTCAACCAGGCGATGGCCGCCCTGGACGCGACGATGCAGTCGTTAGTGTCCCGCCTCGAGGAAATCGTCGACCTGCTGGCGAACCGCATCCCGGGCGCGGCGAACAGTGCGGCAGGCGCCATCAACGGCATCCCCAGCGGGGAAGAGCCGGAGGTGCAGCTCGCCGCCGGGGGCATCGTGACGCGGCCCACCGTGGCGCTCATCGGCGAGTCCGGGCCGGAAGCGGTCATCCCGCTCGGTCGTGGCGGGCTCGGCCGCGGCGTCGTCGTCAACATCAACGTGAACGGGTACCTCGATTCGCAGCAGGCCCGGTCGCACCTGGCCTCGGTCGTAGCGTCGGAACTCGGGCGCGAACTCCGCGTGCGGAGGCGCGCCTAGATGGCCGGCTCCGCGCTGGGCTTCACGCTCGGGGTACCGGAGACGGCCACCCTGGCGACCTACACCGCCACACCGACGGTGCTGCTGAATGGCACCGACGTCACACGGGCGGTGTTCACCGGGTCCGCCCAGCTCACCTTGGCCCTCGGGCAGCCGAAGTCGTTCACCTGCACGCTCGACGGCCGCCTCGTGACGCCTGTCCGGGGCCAGAGCGTGGTGATCGCCGACGACGGCACGAACGCGACGGTGCGGTGGTTCGGGGGCACCCTGACCGATGTGTCGGTCACGATCGACCGCACCGCGAACGCCCTGCGCTACGACTGCGTCGCCCAGGACTACCGCTGGCTGATCGACCGCTACGAGACGATCACCCGGAACTGGTACCACGTCGGCATCAACCGGATCGTCCGGGACATCGTCGACGGCTACACCAACGGGGGCTTCACGGTCGGCTACGTGCCGGCAGCGCTCGGCACCCTCGACGTCTTCTCGGCGGTGAACGAGCGCGTCTGGTCCGTGCTGGAACGGCTCGCGGCGGCCGCGGGCGCCTATGTCGACGTCGACGCGGACAAACGGGTCCACCTCTTCGTGACGCCGGACCACCAGTCCGCGGGGACCGTGAGTCTCACCAACACCAGCAACAACATCGCGCAGTTGCGGGTGGGCGCTGACATTACCGACATCGCCACGCGGGTGCGCGTCATCGCCGCCGGCACCGTCACGCGCACGCCCGTGGCGTCCGGCGCCACCGACCTGCCGGTCGTCGACGTGACGCCGTTCGGGACGAGCGGCACCCTCCTGCTCGGCACGGAGTATCTGTCCTACACCGGCACGACCACGACGGTGGGCGCGGAGGCCGTGACGTGCTCGTCGGGGGCCGTCCACACGTGGCCGACGGGGACGCCGGTGCGTCCCGTGGCGGTCGCCAACGACACGGCCGCGCAGACGGCCCTCGAGACGGCGCTGGGGGCCGGCCTGTCCGGCATCGCGACGCGCGCGGTCGACGACGACCGTCTCGGCCGCTCCGAAGCGGAGGCGTTGGCGACCAGCACGCTCGCCCTGCTGTCGGGTGGCGTGACGACGGTGGCGGGGGGCATGGTGGATGCCCAGCACACGGGCGCGCGGAACTGCTGGCCAGGCGCCTCGCTGGTCTGCAGCCTCACGAGTCCGGTGACCGTCGGGGGCACCTACCGGATCCAACAGGTGGCGCTGTCGCCGCTGATGCTGAATGGCGCGAAGACCTGGGCGCGGATGTTTCAGGCGGCGCCCGTGTCGCGCGGGCACGAGCTGCTCCAGACGCTCGGGGCGGCCGAGAAGTCGTCCCGGTTTGTGTATTAGGACTCCTCATGGCTGCCACGACCATCACCCGCGCCACGCTCACGGATAACGTCACGGTCTGGAACGCCGCTCAGGTCGGCACGGCCATCTACGACAAGGTCGATGCGCTCATCGCCGCGAATATCACGTTCGGCGGGCTCGTGTCGGCCGAGGGCTTCGGCACGCACGCCCTGAGCACGGGCGGCACGGGCGGCAACATTCTGCTGGTGCGGAACACGACGTCCGGGACCGCGAACTTCGCGCAGGTGCGACTGGGGAACGATCACGCCGAAGGCGCTGGCGCGATCAACGTCCTGTCGAGCACCTGGAGCACGTCGGGGGTCAACTACGCCAATGGGATGGCGGTGGTCGCGAGTGAACCGGGCGGCCTGTCCCTGGCCGCCACGGACGCGGCGGGCGAGGTGCGGCTCTTTTCGGGCGGGACAACCGCGCGCACGACCTGGTCGGCCGGGGGCATCATCACGCACGTCGCCGGCCTCGTCCTGTCGGGGACGTCAGGCGTCGCGCTGACCGGGTCCACAACAGTCACGCCCACCGACTCGACGTTTGCTATCCGCGTGACGAGTGCCGCGGCGACCCCGACGGTCGGGGCGATTGCGGACACGACCGCCGGACGGGTGCTCGTCATCGTCAACGCCAGCGGGGCCGACTTCGCTTTGGAGCACGAATACACGGGGGCGTCCGCGGCGGCGCGGCTCTACTGCGGCAACAGCGCCAATATCACCATGAAGCCGAATGACGTGGCGTGGCTGTGGTACGACACGACCACGGCTCGGTGGCGCCCGGTGGCGCGGGGGCTGTGATGGACGCCGCGACCTACTGGCGGCTGCGGTACTTGCAGGCGGCGTCGGAGCTCGCGATGCGCGACGCCGCCGCGGCGGAAGCCCGGTACCGCGAGGCGTTGCGCGCAGCCGGGATTGACCCGGACGTGGCGCACGTCTGGCAGGACGCGTCCTGTGCGGTGCGACGCCCAGAATCCGAGGATGCCCGTGAGTGATCCCCGCCCACCGGTGCATCCCAACTGCCCCTTTTCGCGCGATGAATGGGAGAGCAAGTTGCGGGATCTGAACACCTCGATCATCGAGAGGCAGTCCTACAACCAGTGGATCCTCGGCACGGTGATCAGCGTGTTGCTGGTGATCATGGGGCTGGTCTGGAGTGGGCTGGTCGAGCGGATCCAGGTGATCGAGAACAACGGCTCGCCGCCGATGCGCGAGCGGATGAGCCGCAGCGAGGGCGAGATGCAGTCGCTCCGGCGGGACATGCAGGAACTGAAGGAGGGGCAGCGAGAGATCCTCACGCTCCTCCGCGAGCACGACATGGTCACGGCGAAGAAGGCCGGCCAGTGACGCGTGGGCGTGCATGACGGCTGCTGGGCGGGAGCGGTCGATGACGACGGGTGGTGCCGTTGCTGCGGACGTCGCGCGGGGCCTGGCGGACCTGCCGGCCCTGGGCCTGGTGGTCTGGGCCGAGGCGCGGGGCGAGACGCCGGACGGCCAGGTGGCCGTGGCGCAAGTGGTGACAAACCGGCGGGCGAGCGGGCGCTGGGGCCAGACGATCGCGCAGGTCGTCACGGCGCGCAGCCAGTTCAGCGGCCTGTGGCCATGGGGCGGCGCCGCCAACCATGAGCGGGTGCTGGCCTTGGCGCGGGCGCTGGCGGACGGGGCCGCCGTCACCCACGAGGGCTGGCGGCAATGCGTGTGGGTCGCGCGCGGCGTGCTCGAGGGCGACGTGGAGCGGGATGTGACGCGCGGCAGTACGCACTATCTCACGACGGCGCTGCTGCGGAGCGGCCTGGCGCCGGCCTGGACGCAGACCTGGCAGCCGCGTGCGGTGATTGGCGCGCACACGTTTGGGGTGGCGGCATGAGGATGACGGGGCCACGGGGACCGCTGGGACCGCGCGGGATCCCCCTTCACCCGCGCGTGGCGCGTGGCCCCGTCGAGGTGGCGCGATGATTCAGTTCCCGCCGCGAAACGAGACGTACGACTTCGTCTGTCAGCTCGATGTCTACTACCGCGATGTCCTGCTGCGCCCACCGGCCGATTCGCACTACGTCGACATGGAGGGCGAGGCGGCTTGGACGCAAGAGTACCTCCGGCTGCGCGTCAACGGGGCGTCGCACCAGGCGGCGTGTGACAGCGTGTGGCGCGCGATTCAGCAGGTCGTCGACCCCAGCGCGCCGTCAGAGACACCGGGCATCGTCGGGCAGTTGCGGATCGCGAACAACTGCTACGTCGACGACACCGGCATCGTCAATCCCGTGTTCTGCCACTTCGGCGAAGCGTTCTCGGCGTGGGTGCGGCGGCCCGCCGACGTGCTCGACCAGTTGCGCGTCATCAAGGCCGCCGGCTACCTGGGCATCCGATGCTGGGACCACCTGGGCTACTACTCAGAAGCCTGGGCCGGCAAGGAAGTCACGCCCTGGTCGTTCATCAGCCACACCGGCCTGGCCGTGCGGCCCACGCCGGACTACTACGGGCAGCTCGAGGCGTTCCTCGTCGCCGTGCGCGACGCCGGCCTGGTCGTCCACCACAGCCGCGGCGACCTCAACGCGATCCCGTTTAGCCAGGTGCTCGAGCACTGCGCGCGCGTGGCGTCGATCTACGACCGCGTCGGGCGGCACGTCTGCGCACTCGCGGAGTCCTGCAACGAGTCGTGGCAGAACGGGGTGCCGGAGCCGTCGAAGCTGAAGCAGATGGCGCAGCCGTTTCACGACCGCGGCATTTTGACGGCGCTGTCGTCCCCGGAGACCGAAGAGCCGCCCGACCTTCAGGCGTTCTCGTCGTGGGATCTCTGGTACATCCACGGGGCCCGGATCGAGTATCCGCGCATCATCAGCCACATCCACGCGCTGGGCTACGAGATTCCCGCGGAGTATCCGCGCCCGCGCCTCGGCTGGCAGGGCGAACCGTCCGGGCCGGGGTCGGGCGTGACGGTGGGCCAGACGAACGACGTCAACGTGCTCCAACTGATGGCGATCGTCTCGCTCATGGCGCGGCAGGCCTGGGTCTACATGTCGTCATACGGGGTGTTCTGGAACGGGCGCATCGAGACGATGCCGGGATTCGCCGAGGTGCCGCAGGCGTGCGCGCTGGTGCCACGTGGCGTGATGGCGTGGAAGCTCATTCACGGCGGCACGTCCTGGCGTGGGACGCGCGTCTACGCCGTGCCCGACGACGGGCAGACGCGGTGCGACCAGGCGATCGACCCGGCCACGGGGATGTTCATGGCGGTCGCCTACGGCCCGCGCTGGCCGGACTGCTACGCCGAGCGCAACCACCGCGTGACGCTGCAACGCGACTTCGGGGACAAGGGGCGACTCATTCTCGGGGAGGTGGCGTGATGCCCGGACGGGACTCCTGGCTGTGGTTCCTCGGCATTGTCGCCGCGGTGTTGACGTACCTCGCGGCGGCGCCCCCGCCCACGACCTGGACCTACCCGGAGTGGGTGCAGGCGGCGGCATTCGTCGTGGCCACGATTGCCGGGAAGTTGTCGTCGTCGCCGTTGCCGCGGAGTGATATGCGATGACCGAGGTGAAGGCGGGCACGCCACTGGCGGCCCTCGGCAGCGTCAACGCGAGTCCGTCGCTGACCACGACTACGCCGACGTACCCGCCGCTCACGTCGGGCATCTTCAGCGAATCCGCGCTGCAGAAGCACATCGACGCCGTCTTCGCCGACGTGCCGAAAGAGCACCGGTTCGCGACGGTCGGCTACGGCGCGTTTGAGAACGGGCAGTTCGTGACGAAGTTCGCGCTAGTGGGCCGCAGCGCGGATGGGTCGTGGGACTTTGCGGCCGTCGCGCAGTACGCGTCGAAGACGGGCTTCGGCGCGGGGATCTACATCAAGAAAAGCTGGGCCTAATGCGATTCCTGCTTACGTGTGCGCTCGTCCTGCTCGCCTCCGCCGCCGCGGCCCAGACGCAAGTGCCGTCGCCGACGCCGCCCTCGACGAAGTTGGCCTGGGACCACGACGGCGTCAACACGGACGGCTACAAGCTGGTCGTGGACGGGGCGGCGACGGATCTGGGCAAGCCGGCCCCGGTCACCGGGCAGACCTACGAGGTGCCCTTTCCAGCGCTGACCCCCGGCACGCACACGCTGATCGTGCAGGCGTGCAACCTCGCGGGCTGCGCGAGCTCGGCGCCCTTTCCGGTGCAAGTCGTCGTCGTCCCGGCGGCCCCGGGTGCGCTGCGAATCGTTACGAGGTAACTGATGCTCACCACGCCCCAACTCGCCACGCTTCACGCGGACATCCTGGCCGACCCGGTGCTCGCGGCCATCCCCAACACCTACGACGGCGCGTACGACATCGCCGCCGCCTACAACGCGCTGGCCGCGCCCGCGTTCACCGTCTGGAAGACGGCGGTGTCGCTCAAGGAAGTCGGCGAAGCGATGTCCTCCAGCGAAGTGGCGGGCCTGACGACGGGCAACACCAGCCGGTTGCAGGTCATGGCGCAGTATTCCGGCGGGACGTTCAACCCGTCGCGCGTGGACACGCGGGCGGGCTTCGATGACGTGTTCTCCGGAACGGGCGGGACGGCCACGCGGGCGGCGCTGCTCGCGCTGTGGAAGCGGCACGCCACGCGCGCGGAGAAGCTGTACGCCACGGGCACGGGCACGGAGGGCAGCCCCGCCACGCTGGTGGTGGAAGGCACCCTCAGCTACGCGGACGTGTACGCCGCGCGAAACAGCTAACCAACATGGCGACCAACAAGATCGGCTACGGCACGGAAGTCGGACTCACGTTCACCTCGCTCGACTCGCTCGCTTCGTCGAGCGGCCTCACGGCTGGCGCAGAGTCCGCCGCGCTGGACAACACCACGACGCTGGCCGTCGATTACCTGATCAGCGGCATGGTCAAGGTGAACGGCAGCAACGCGATGACCGCGAACACGACGCTGGAGGTGTGGGTCATCGCCGAGCGCGAGGACACGCCCGCCTACCCCGACGTGTTCGACGGCACCGACAGCGCCGAGACGGTGACGAGTCGAAACGTGCTGTTCGCCGCCGGGAAACTGGCGGCCGTGGTGACGTTCGACGGCACCGACACGAACCGCGTGTACGACATCGGGCAGTTCAGCCTCGCGCAGTTGTTCGGCGGCAACGTGCCGCGTCACTGCGTGCTGTTCGTCGTCCACAACGGCGGGCAGGCGCTGAACTCCACGGGGAATGGGTTCTACGCGATGCCGATTCTGCCGACGGTGGCGTAGTCGTGCCGATTGCGATCCAGAGCTCGCGGCAGCCGTGGGTCCGACGACCCAGCGGAATCGTCCAACGGATCGATCCGAGTCGTCCAATTGCCTCTGGGTTAGTGGTGGCGTGTAACCTCACGCAGCGGATGCGAGTCAATGCGGTGACCGGGAGTGTGACTGCCCCATATGCCACCGCCGAACCAGTTGTCCCGACGCCCTACGGAATGGGGGTGGCGAACTGTGGAGGTAGTATTACTGCAGTTCCCGGTCTACCGATCCAACTCACCGGAACCTCCGCCACGTTTGCGACGTGGGTGTATTTGAAGAAGACTTGGGCCGATGTTGCCGCAGAGCAAGCGCAGTTAGGATTCGGCCCGTGGGTGAGCTCTCATTTCTTGATGCTGTCGAGGGTGGACAGCTCAACCACATGGCGGTGTATTGTCGGGATGGCCGGTGGGAATGCCGACTATTCGGGGACGGTGGCAGACACGGCGCCGGGGTTGCACTGCTTCGTCGCCCGTGTGAGTGCTGGGACGTTGACGTTGTGGCACCAAGGGCGACAGTTGTCGGGCAGTGCATCGGGGTCAGGAAACTTCACCACGGATACTCAGGGATGGACGTTGTTTGAAAGTGAGGGGTCAAATCCGACACTGGTATCCGCCAGCGGGGCTGGACTTAGCGGCGCGATCTGGAATCGCGCGCTATCAGACGCCGAGATATGGTCCCTCTACAATCCCCGCACGCGCTGGGAACTCTACGCGCCGATCGTGCGGCGCACGTATGTCGACCTCGGCACGGAACCCAGCGAGTCGCCGTCCGTCTCCGCGTCGGTCTCGCCGTCCGTCAGCGCCAGCGTCAGCCCGTCCGCGTCCACCTCGCCGAGCGCCAGCACCTCTCCGTCCGCGTCGGCGTCCGTGAGCCCGTCGGTCAGCGCGTCGAAGTCCGCCAGCGCGTCGCCCTCGGTCTCGCCGAGCGCGTCGACCTCCCCGTCGGCCTCCACCAGCGCGAGTCCATTTCAGTGTCGCCGAGCGTCAGTGCCAGCGTGAGCCCGTCGGCGTCGGTCTCCCGGTCGGCGTCGGCCTCCGCGTCCCCGAGCGTCTCGCCGTCGGTCTCCGCGAGTGTCTCGCCGTCGGTCTCCGCGTCCGTCTCCGAGAGCCGGTCGGCCTCCGTCTCACCCTCGGCCAGCACGTCCCCGTCGGCGTCCGCGAGTGCGTCGCCATCGGTCTCGGCCAGCCTGTCGCCGTCCGTCAGCCCGTCGGTCTCGGCGAGCGTCAGCCCCAGCGTCTCGGTCTCGCCCTCGGCGTCCATCTCGGCGAGCCCGTCGGTCTCGGCGAGTGTCTCGCCCTCGGTCTCGGCCTCGCTGTCCCCGAGCGTGTCGCCCTCCGAGGGCACGATCAAGTTCATGTGGGTCGGGTTCTCGCCCCTGGCGCCACGCGTGGTGTTCACCTATAAGCGGAACGTCTACGAGCACGACTGATGGCGAAGTCCCCGTCGATGTCGCCGTCGGTGAGCGCCTCGGTCAGTCCGAGTGTCTCCCCGTCGACGTCGCCCTCGGCCAGCACCTCGCCCAGCGCCAGCACGAGCCCGTCGGCGTCGACGTCGCCCTCCGCGTCGACGTCGCCCTCGGCCTCGGCCAGCGTCTCGCCGTCCGTCAGCGCGAGCGTCTCGCCGAGCGTCAGTGCGAGTATCTCTCCGAGCGCCAGCACGAGCCCGTCCGCCAGTGCGTCGGTCTCGGCCTCGGTCAGCCCGTCGATCAGCGCGAGCGTCAGCAGCAGCGTGAGCCCGTCGGCGTCGCCCAGTCAGAGCACCTCGCCCAGCAGCTCCGCGAGCGTGTCGGCCTCGGTCAGCGCCAGCGTGTCGGCGTCCGTCTCCGCGTCCGTCAGCGCCTCGGTGTCCGCCAGCGCCAGCCCGAGTGCCGCCGCCTCGGCCTCGGTGAGCCCGTCCGTCAGCGCGTCACGGTCGGCCAGTGTCAGTCCGTCGGCCAGTGCCTCGGCGTCACCGTCCGTGTCGCCCAGCGCCAGCACGAGCCCCTCGACCTCAACGTCGAAGAGCCCGAGCGCGTCGGCATCCGTGTCGCCCTCCGTCTCGGCCAGCGTCTCGCCGTCCGTCTCGGTCTCGCCCTCGGCCAGCCCCAGTGCCTCCGCGTCGGCGTCGCCGTCGCTGTCGCCCTCCGTCTCGAGCTCGGTGTCGCCCTCCGCGTCTCCGTCCGGCCCGCCGGTGGAGTACTACGTCGTGTTCTCCGCGGACGAACCGACGATCCTCTTTACGGTGGGGCGGCCCCGGGTCGTCATCACGCCCACCTACTACCACTGATGCTGTCCGTCCTGATCCCCGCCCGCAACGAGGCCTACCTCGGCGCCACCGTCGCCGACGTGCTGCGCCAGGCGCGCGGGGAGATTGAGGTGATCCCGGTCCTCGACGGCTACACGCACCCGCTGCCGGACGACCCGCGCGTGCGCCCGATCGCCCACGCCACGTCGCAGGGAATGCGGCCGAGCATCAACGAGGCCGTCCTGGCGGCCCGCGGCGACGTGCTGCTGAAGTGCGACGCGCACTGCGCCTTTGCCGAAGGCTTCGACGTCGTGCTGCAGACCGAGCTCGCCGACGACTGGGTCGTCGTGCCGCGCCGCTACGACCTCGACCCGGAGACCTGGACGATCGGCGGCGAGGCCCGCGATGCGCATTACCTGATGTGGCCGTGGCACAAGCCCGACGTCCGGCCCGCGCTGCGGGGGCGGTTCTGGCCCGCCCGGGCCGCCGCGCGCGCGGCCTGCGACCTGGACGACGAGATGACGTCGCAGGGCTCGTGCTGGGTCATGCGGCGCGCGTTCTGGGACCGCGTGATCGGGCCGCTCGACACGGTCTCCTACGGGCCGTTCGTGCATGAGTTTCAGGAAGTCGGACTCAAAGCGTGGTTGAGTGGCGGGCGCGTGAAGGTCAACAAGCGCACGTCCTATGGGCACTGGTACAAGCGGCATGGGCAGGGCTACATCCTCAGCCCGCGCCAATCGCACCAGGGCATCGCGTACACCCTGGACCACTGGCTCCACGACCGGTGGCCCGCCCGTCGGAGGAACTTTGCATGGCTGATCGAAGCGTTCTGGCCCGTGCCCACGTGGCCAGCGGACCCCCGCGACTGGATCCCTTCGCGTTAATGGACTTCCCGCAGGCGATGACGCAGATCAAGCAAGGCTGCAAGATCACGCGCGCCGGCTGGAACGACCCCAACATCTACGTGATGCTGCGGGCCGGGTTGCTGCAGATCCACACGGTGGAGAACGGCGACCGGGGCTGGCTCATCTCCGAAGCCGACCTCTACGCCCGCGACTGGCAGACCGTCGCCGACGCCTGATGGCCCGCGTCTCCGTCCTCCTCCCGTCGCGCCACGAGCCGTACCTGCGGCCCACCGTGGTCGACGTGCTCGCGCAGGCGCGTGGGGACGTCGAGGTGATCGCCATCCTCGACGGGTGGTGGCCGGACCCACCGCTGCCGGACGACAGCCGGCTCAAGGTGCTGCACTGGACCCACCCGCGCGGCCTGCGGCCGGGACTCAACGCCGCGGCGCAGGTCGCCACGGGCGAGTACCTGCTGAAGCTGGACGCGCACTGTGCGGTGGGGGAGGGCTTCGACGTCGTACTGGCCGGCCACTGCCCGGACGACGGGATTGTCGTGCCCGAGAAGTACAGCCTGAACGTCGACACGTGGACGCGCTTTCGTGAGCCCTGGCAATACTTCTGGCTCACCTACCCGTGGTGGCCCGAGCTGCCGCCCGGGGAGCCGGGGCTCCATGACAAGGCGTATGGCCCGGAGGTCAACGCCCAGCGGGCCGACCGGGCCGTCGACGCCACGCTGTCGTATCAGGGCTCATGCTGGATGATCCCGCGCGCGCTATACCACCGGTGGGGCGGGATGGACGCCGAGCACTACTACTACGCCCAGGAACCGCAGGAGCTCGGGCTGAAGGCGTGGCTGTCGGGCGGCTCGGTCCAGGTCGTCAAGACGGCGTGGTACGCGCATCTCCACAAGGGGCGCAGCCACCGGCGCCAGTTCGCGCGCTACAAGGGCGCCTGGAAGCGGGCGATCGCGTGGTCGGCCTGCTACTGGTGGGAGGACCGTTGGCCCGACCGCACCCGATCCTTCCGCGACGTGATCGAGGCGTTCCTGCCCATGCCGACCTGGCCGGACGATCCCTGGGATCCGGCGCATCGCGCCGCCTTCGAGGCGCGAGGGCCCATGCGTGATTGACGTCTGCCTCCTCTACAACGAGCTCGACCTGCTCGAGGTGCGCCTGCGCGAGCTCGAGGCCGTCGTCGACACGTTCGTCGTGCTCGAGGGCACGGAGACGTTCGCCGGCGTGCCGAAGGCGCGCACGCTGGACGTGACGGCCCCGCGCTGGGCCCGGTGGGCGGGGCGGCTCGTGGCGCACCCCGTGCCGCGGGCGCCCGCGGCGGCGACGCGCTGGGACCGGGAATACCTCGCGCGCGACCAGGTCGTGCCCGCGCTGCACGCGCTGGGCGTCTCCGACACGACGCTGGTGCTCTACAGCGACGTCGACGAGATTCCCGACGCGGCGGTCGTCCAGGCGTACCGCGACCGGGTGACGCCGGAGGCCTGGGTGGGCTTTCGGCCCTGCGTCAGCTACTACTACGCCAACCTGCGCACCGCGGAGCCGTGGTCGGCGATCGCGCTGGCGCAGGCGCAGACCGTGCGGGCGCTCGGCGGCCGGGGCCTGCGCGACCAGCGGCGCTGCCCGCCGGTGGGCGTCGCGCGCGGCGTCGGCGGGTGGCACCTGTCCTGGCTCGGAGGCGTCGACGCCATCCGCGCGAAGCTGTCCGCCTGGACGCACGCCGAGCTCGACACAGCGGTCACCAACAACCCGACCCACATCGCCACCTGTCTACGCGAGCGCGTCGACCTGTTCCGGCGCCGGCGCTGGGGCCGGATGTGGGTGGCGCCCTGGGCCACGCTCCCGGCGACGCTGCAGGCCGACCCGGCCCGGTACGCCGCCTGGCTGTTGCCGGAGGAGTCCTGATGCGCGACGTCATCGCCGATTATTTCCAGTTGCCCGACCCGCTGCCGCCGTCTCCAATCGAGATTCCGGGGGCGAGCCGGGCGGACCTGCCGAAGCTGTTCCGCACGCTCGAGCTCCACCGGGGCGCGGAGATCGGCGTCTGGACGGGGGACTACAGTCGGGAGTTCCTCGAGACGGATCCCGCGCTGCAGTTGCTCTGCGTCGACCCGTGGCAGATCTATCGGGATTACAGAGACAACAACCAGCAGCACCGCATCGACGAGAAATACCGGCTCGCGTGCGCGGCGCTCGCGCCCTACGGCGACCGCGTCACGGTGATCCGCAAGTTCAGCCAGGACGCCGCCCAGGACGTGCCCGAGCGCAGCCTCGACTGGGTCTACATCGACGGCAACCACGCGCTGGAGTTCGTGACGATGGACCTGGCGCTGTGGGGCCGGCGGGTGCGCACCGGCGGCATCGTCTCGGGCCACGACTACTACCACTTCCCGCGGCCCGCCTGGTGCCATGTCGTCGAGGCCGTCCACGCCTACACGACGGCCATGCGGATCCCGCAGTGGTACGTGTTGGGCACGCGGCACGAGGCGCGGCGCTCGCTGCTGCAGCACCGCTACCGGTCGTTCTGCTGGGTCAACCCCGAATGGCCGCCCTCGAGGCAACGCTGATGCACGTGGCGCTGCTCACCGCGGCGTGCGGGGCCTACGAGGCGCTCGTGCCGCCCGTCCCGCAGACGGTGGCCGAGGGCGTCACCGTGTCCTGGCACGCGTTCACGGATGAGACCTGGCCCGTGCGCACGCGCACGCTGTCCCCGCGGATGCGCGCGAAGCTGCCCAAGCTGTTCGGCTGGCAGCTCGTCCCGGGCGCCGACGTGTACTGTTGGGCCGACGGGGCGTTCAGCTACACACACGCCGCCGACGTGGCGTGGTGGTTGGAGGCCCTCGGCGGCGCCGAGTGGGTCGGCTACCGCCACAACGAGCGTGGCTCCGTCGCGGAGGAGGCCGCCTTCCTCCGGGACATCGTGGCGCGCTCGCGCGGGATGGCCCGCAAGTACGGCGGGGAGGATCTCGACGGGCAACTGCAGGCGCTCGCCGAGGCGGGCCACGTCGACGACCGCCTGTATTGCGGCGGGCTGTTCGCCTACCGCGCGACGCCGCGCGTCCGCGCGATGTGTCACACGTGGTGGCACCACGTCTCACGCTACCACGTCAACGACCAGCTCTCGCTGCCGTGGGCGCTCGCCGCCCACGAAGTCCGTGTCGCCGTGATCCCGGGCGACATCTACGCCTGTCCCGGCGCCGCGCGCGTCGGGCGGTTCGTGCGCCGTGGCTAAGCTGTCGATCCTCATCCCGGCGCGCCAGGAGGAATGGCTGGCGCAGACGATCCAGGGCGTCCTGGCCCACACCCGGGACGACACCGAGGTCGTCGCGGTGCTCGACGGCGCCTGGGCGGCCCCGCCCGTCCCGGACCATCCGCGCGTCACGCTGCTTTACGTGCCCGTGCCGCTCGGGCAGCGCGAGGCCACCAACGTGGCGGCGCGCGTCGCGACCGGGCAATACCTCTGCAAGCTCGACGCGCACTGCGCGGTCGACGAGAACTTCGACGAGCAGGTCGTCGCCCCCTACGAGACGGGCGAGATCGCGCCCGACACGGTCACCATCCCGCGCATGTTCAACCTGCACGTCTTCGACTGGCAGTGCCGGTGTGGGGCGCGGACCTACCAGGGGCCGAAGCCAGAAACGTGTGCGACCTGTCACCAGCCGTGGCAGGGCGAGCGCGTCGTCGTCTGGCAGCCGCGGTGGCATCGCCGGACCGACTTTGCCCGCTTCGACAACACGTTGCATTTCCAGTATTGGCCCGAGTACGAAAAGCGCCGGGAGGCCGAGGGCGACCTAGCCGACGTGCTCAGCAGCGTCGGGGCCTGCTGGGTGATGCCCCGGGCGACCTTCGACGCGCTCGGCGGCATGGACACCCGGCATGGTTCCTGGGGCCAGTTCGGGACCGAGGTCAGTTGCAAGGCGTGGCTGTCCGGTGGCCGCCAGGTCGTCAACAAGCGCACCTGGTTCGCGCACCTGTTTCGGACGCAGCCCGGGTTCGGCTTCCCGTACCCGCAATCGGGGAAGCAGGTCGACCACGCCCGGGCGCACAGCCGGTGGCTGTGGCTGGAGAACCGCTGGGAGGGCCAGCGGCGCCCGCTGGCGTGGTTGCTCGAGAAGTTCTGGCCGGTTCCCGGGTGGGACGATGCGGACCGGGCCCACGTCGCGGAGGCGGGGCGGATCTGGCAGGCGACGCGCGCGCCCGCCGTCCACGTGCCCGGGCGCTCTCGCGGCATCGTCTACTACACCGACAACCGGCTCGACCGCACGTTGGCCGACGCCGTGCGCGAGCAGCTCACCAACGCGGCGAAGGGCTGGCCGATCGTGAGCGTGAGTCGAGAACCCCTGCCGTGGCAGACCAACGTCGTCGTCCCCGGCGCGCGGTCCCGGCTGCAAATGTTCCGGCAGATCCTCGCCGGCCTGGAGACGATCGACACCGACGTCGTCTTCCTAGCCGAGCACGACGTGCTGTACCACCCCAGTCACTTCGACTTCCGGCCCGAGCGCGAGGATGTCTACTACTACAATCGGCACTGGTGGCGCGTGGACGTGGCGACCGGGCGCTGCCTGCATTACCTGGCCGATCAGGTGGCCATGCTCTGTGCGTCGCGCGCGGTGCTGCTGGCGCACTACCGGGCACGCGTCGCGAAGGTCGAGGCCGAAGGCTACGACCACGCCACCGGCTACGAGCCCGGCGCGCACCCGCCGCCCCGCGGGATCGACGCGGTGCCCGTCGAACGCTGGTGGAGTGCCGGCCCGAACATCGACCTGCGGCACGGCCACAACCTGACGGCGTCGCGCTGGAGCCCGGACCAGTTTCGCGACAAGCGCACCTGTGAGGGCTGGACGGAGGCGGACGAGGTGCCCGGCTGGCCGGGCCTGGTGAAGGACCGGTTTGCAGACTGGCTGTTAGCAGCCGTGCGAGGGTGAGACATGGCGTTACCGACACTGACGATCAACGACCGCACCACGCTCGTGCTGACGCTCACCTTCCGGGACGAGGACGACGCCCTGGTGGTGCCCACCGCGGCCACCTACCGGATCGACGACGTGCTGACGGGGTCCGTCGTGAAGGCGCGCACCAGCCTGACCGGCCTGGCGAGCAGCATGGAGCTCGAGATCACGTCGGCGCAGAACGCGGCCATCGGGGAGGCGACGCTGCAGGAGCGGGTCGTCACGGTCGAGTTCGACTACGGTGCGTCGAGGCACGGGTCGGACGAGTACCGCTACTACGTGCGCAACCTGCTGGGCGTGACGACGTAGCGTGGCCCGGCCAGGGGCCGGGGAGGGAAGCGGTACAGTTTGACGGACAACGCAAGGAGGCGTAACCTTGCGCCATGCCGAGAGGGACCACCACGCACCGTCCGGTCTGGGACGGGACCAAGGTCGCGCGCGACATGATGCGCGCGGGCCTGTCGCAGCGCCAACTGGCGAAAAAGGCCAAAGTCACGGAGGCGACCGTCAGCCGCCTCATCAACGGGTCTGGTGTCTCCGCGCCGAAAGTTCAACGCGTGGCGACCGCCCTCGGTCACGACCTGCCGCGCTACCTCGACGGCGTCGACGTGGAATTGCCGCCGCCCCCGAATCAACTTTCTGCTTGACGCGTGAGTCTCATAACAAGTAGTATGCAAACTGTCGCAAGGGAGTGCAAGCGACGGAAAGGCGGAACCGTATGGGACTCACCGTGGATGTCAGCCGATTTGCTGAGGATTTACTACGCGGGGTCACGACCCTCCGGCGCGAAGAGGCGATCCTGAATACGCCGCGCGCCACCAACCACTCCGACGCCGAGGCCGTGAAGCAGGACCACGTGCGCGGCCTGGTCGTCGCCACGTCCATGTTGCAGATCACGCTGGAGGAGGCCACGGGCGACGTGCTCGACCGCGGGCTCGCCCGCGAGATCGTGCGCCGCGTGATCGCCGCCTACCTCGACCAGATCGGGGGGCGGTCATGATCACCCACTCTGAATCCATCGCGAAGCTGGCCGCCGACTACTGCAAGGCGCAAGCGGCGCTGACGAACCCCGTCAAGGATGCCGTCGCGCACATCGGGGCGGGCCGGGAGTATCACTACGCCCTCCTCCCCAGCATTACCGACCACGTGCGGCCCATCCTGGGGAAGTTCAACCTGGCCATCTCGCAGCACGTCAACGGCGAGGCCGGCCTGCTGCGCGTGACAACGATTCTGTTACACGCCAGTGGCGAGTACTTGTCGAGCGACGCGGTCATCGCGTTACCCACCGGCTGCACGCCGCAACAACTGGGCGGGGCGATCACCTACATGCGCCGCTACGGCATCCAGGCCGTGCTGGGCATCGCGGCCGAGGACGACGACGACGGCGCCGTCGCGTCCCAGGCGCCTCACAGCGCGCCGCAGGCGCAGGCCAGGCCCCAGGCCGCGCCGGCGACGAACGCCGCGCCACGCGCGCCCCAGGCGGCGCCGCGGGCCAACGCGCCCGCCCCGCCCACTACGACCTTCACCGCGGCGGTCGTTGACGTGGCGACGAAGTCCGGCACCAGCCAGGCTGGCCGCGACTGGACCGTCTATCGCGTGACGTTCGACACCGGCACGAAAGCGTCGACGTTCGACACGGAGATCGGGCGCACGTTGCAGGCGATGGCCGGCACGGGCGAGGCCGTGATGGTCGAGGTGAAGCCGTCGAAGGACGGCAAGGGCACCGACATCGTCAACGTCGTCGTCCACCAGCCGCTCGTGGGCGGCGACGACGACCTAGCGGATTCGGACATCCCGTTCTGAGGTGACGCCATGACGCAGCACTACGCCATCCTCGACGTGGAAACCATCCGAAACGAGGCGATGGTTCCGTTCCTCGCGGAACCCAAGGCGCCCGCGAACCTGCGCGACCCGCTGAAGATTGCCGCCGCGATTGAAGAGAAGCGGCAGGCGAACTTCGAGAGGGCCGCGCTGGACCCGTGGGCCTCCCGCCCGGTCGTCCTCTCCTACCTGCGCGAGTGCGACGACGACCCCGAGTCGTTCATCTGCCGCGACGATGAGGCGTTAGCCAAGGCGTTGAAGGCGATCGGGAAGATGTTCAGGACCGGAGAGGGCTACAGCCGCACACTCATCACCTTCAACGGCCTCAAGTTTGACTGGCCGCATCTCAGGTTCCACGCGCTGAGGCTCGGTGTGTCGTTCCCGACCTTGTCCTCGCGCCGCTGGGACAACGACGACCACTACGACCTCTACTCGCTCCTCTGCGACGACGACTGCGAACACGTCATCAGCCGGAGTCTCAAGACGACGTGCGCGGTCTTCGGAGTGGAGTTGCCGGAGGTCGAGGACATCGACGGCAAAGACGTGGGCGCGGCCATCGCGGCCGGCAACATCGATGCGGTCGTGCGGCACTGTGAAGCGGACGTGATGCGCGTCCTGGCGCTCGCGGAGATGCTGAAACTCATTCCGGCGCGCACGCCGTCCACCTTCGACGCCTTTCTCACAATGGCCGTCAACGAAAGCCTCAACGCGAGGTAGCCGCCATGTCGTGTAGCTGCGAAGTGTCCCGTGATCACGAGGCGTTGGCCGACGAGCTCGCGCGGCTGGCCCTGGCGTTGACGCAGGCGTACGCGACCTTCGGCAACGTCGTCAACTTACTCAAGCCGGCCCACAACACCTACGACACCAGGCTCGTGACGGTGCAGCGGGCCGTGACGGTGTGCGAGGAAGCGATCCAGGAACTCCCGGTAGGTGAGGCGTGAGACACGTCGTGATGTTCTCCGGCGGGATCGGGAGTTGGGCGGAGGCGAAGCGGGTGGCAGCGGACCACGGGACAGACGACCTCATCCTGTTGTTCTGCGACACCAAGACCGAAGACTCCGACCTGTACCGCTTCATTACTGAGGCGGCAGCGGACGTGGGGGGCGAGTTGGTGACGGTCGCGGAGGGCCGGGATATCTGGCAAGTCTTCGCGGACGTGAAGTTCCTGGGCACGTCGCGGGTGGACCCGTGCTCGCGGGTGCTGAAGCGGGAAGTCGCCGACAGGTGGCTCGACCGGTACTGTGATCCGCGCGATACCGTGGTGTATGTCGGCATCGACTGGACGGAGGCGCACCGCTACGAACAACTCCGCGATCGGAAGCGGCCGTGGCGGTATGAGGCCCCACTGTTGGCCCCGCGCTATCTGACAAAGCGGGACATGCTCGACTGGTTGAAAGACCTCGGCATCGCTCCACCACGCCTGTACGGCCTCGGATTCGCGCACAACAACTGTGGCGGCGGCTGCGTGAAGGCCGGCGTGGGGCACTTCGCGCATCTCTACCGTGCGCTGCCGGAGGTGTTCGCCTCCTGGGAATCGCACGAGCAGGACCTGCGGGATCAGTTAGGGGACGTGGCGATTCTCCGAGATCGGACGGGTGGTGTGTCGCGTCCCTTGCCGCTCTCGGCACTACGCGCTCGGATCGATGCCGGCCAGCAAGTGGATCTGTTCGACCTCGGTGGGTGTGGGTGTTTTGTGGACGACGAGGTGACGGCATGAACGTCCTGGGCGTGATCGTCACGTCGCTGGTGGTCGTGGCGGGTGGGGCGCTGTTGTTGGTGTGGGCACTCTGCGCCACCAGCGCCCGCCAGGAACGCGAAGCCGAACGGGAAGCCCTCCAGCAGTGGCGGCGGGCGCACTTGCGGGACTTGGCACGCAGTGACGACCCGGAGGCGGGCGTATGACGATCACCGACGAGGGGTTAGTCGAACTGCAACGCCGCTACCTCGATCTGATGCAGGAGCGGGACGCGCTGAAGGCCGCGAATGTCGCGAACATGGCGACGGCGACGGACTGGCGGCAGGTGGCCTTACGAGTCGGCGAAGAACTCGCCAGTGTTGGTCCTGACGGCTACTACGGATTCACACCTGACCAGTGGCGGTCGTGGGCGCTCGCGGCGGTAGACGCCCTGCGCCAGCAACTCGCCGCCCTCGCCGACAAGGGCACGCTCCAAGCCCTGCGTGACGCGAACGACCGGGCCGAGCGGTGGGAAGCGGCACTCTGCGAACGTATGACCGAGCGCGACGAGGCCCGCGAACAGGTCAAGACGCTGGGGATCGTGGTGGCTGACCTGCGCCAGCAACTCGCCGAGGCGAACGAGCGCTGGAGGAACGCAGTCGAACGGGGCGAGACGTTCCTTGCGGAACTCGCCGAGGCGCGGGAGCGGGCTGAGCAACTCACCATCGAATGCCGTCGATTGAGCGAGGCGCTTAGCGCCAGCATCAAGGACTACAACCGCATGAGGGTGGCGTATCAGGAGGCCGCAAAGCAGGCTGAACTGAACCGCCTGTCTTGCGAACTGAAGACCGAGTATCTCGCCAAGGAGACGGCGGCACGTTCACGGGCTGAGCAGACTGCCGCCGACAGCAAGGCGCAGAATGAGCGTCTCGTGGCTGCGGTCGCGGAGGCGCGGGAGCGAGCCGAGCAGGCGGAGTCAGATGTGCGCCACCTTAAGACTCACTCGGAGGCATGGCTGGCCGCGTACGGCGCGATTCACGAGGCGTGGCCGGAGTGTTTTCCGTTCACCGAAGCGGCCCTCACCGCGATCCCGCGCATTGTCCAAGAGAAGGCTGCCGCCCTAGAGGCCGAACGCGCCGCCCATGCGGCAGATAAGCGCAACGACCAGCAAGCACTGGAAGTGGTGCGTGGACAACTCATCATTGCCAACACGACACAGGCGAATCTGCACGACCAACTGCGGACGGAACAGTATGAGATGAGCACGCTGCGCCAGCAACTCGCCGAGATGGTCAAGGCGAAGAACGCCACGATCACGCGGATGGAGGAGCAACTCATCAAGGCGAACACTGAGAACGGACGGCTGGTGCGCGATGCGGGTGAATTGTCAGATCAACTCGCCGAGGCGCGGCTCCAGAAACAGGGCGACTGCCAAACAACGGTTGCTGGGGAGGGCATCGTGAGTGACATCCTGCAACGGCTGGCTGACGTGGAAGAAGCCAAGTCGGGCGCATCGTTCCGTCATGGGTGCATCGAGTGTGGCCTGTCGGCGGTGTTGTGCGCTGACGCTGCTAATGAGATCGAGAACCTGCGGCGGGAGCGGGACGAGGCGCAAGCGCTACTGCGCGAAACCCAAAAGCGGCTGGATCGCGAGGAAGTGGCGGCGTTCAAGGCTACCTCTGAGCGCGATACGGCCCTCGCCTTGCTGCGGCAGATCCGCGAGAACTACCCGAACGGCATTAATGCCGACCTGCTGGCCCGCATCGACGCCGCATTGGAGGCGAAGTGAGCGACCAACATCGAATCAGCGATCAGTCGTGGCGCGAGACATTGATGGAACGCGATCAGTTGATCGCCGCCCTGCGCCAGCAACTCGTGGAACTCGGCCACGCCCACGACGAAATTCTGGCCCTGCGCCAGCAACTCGCCGCCGAGCGCCAGAAGCGCTGCGGAACGTGCGCGGATTGGCTGGAGGTTCCGCAAGGTAGTCTGGTCGTGGAACCACATGGGCAATGTGTCAGCACGCTCAGCGTGTGCGCTGATGCGCTTGATGGATGCGAATGGTCGATGGCGTGGCCAGCCTCGCACGGCTGCCCCTACTGGCGGGCGAAGGATGGTGCGACGTGAGCGACCTTGTGGAACGACTGCGCGATTTCGGGACTACGTATCTCGGAGTTCCGGCAATGTTGTTTCGTGACGCCGCTGCCAAGATCATCTCCCTGCGCCAGCAACTCACCGAGGCGCGGGAGCGGGCCGAGACAGTCACGGCGAATGCGGCACAAGCCCTGACCGCCGCCGCTGAGGCGCTAGAGGCCGAACGCGCCGCCCATGCCGCTGAAGTGGCGAAGCGTTGTGAGTCCTGCGGAGAGTATGACCCCGGCTACTGCAACTTGCGCGGGCATCAGGTGGACTTTGACATGACGTGCCCACGGTGGCGGAAGCGGGAGGCACACGATGAGTAAAGACGCCCTCACGGACAACCTACGCGGTATTGGGTATCCCACAACGACGGCTGCGGCAGACCGCATCGATAGGTTAGAGGAGGAACTCGCCGCCACCCGGCGGGAGCGGGACCAAGAGGAGGAGCAGAAAGGCGAGTGGATTGAAGTCGCCAACAACTTCCGCCTTGAGCGGGATGCCGAGGCAGAAAACTGCCGCCTGATGCAGGACCGTCTGACCCGGCTCATCGAGGGCAACGAGACGCTGCGGCGGGAGCGGGACGAGGCCAGCGCCAAAGCGACAGCGGCGACCCGGTCGATGCTGGAAGCGTGGACGGAGCGCGACACGGCCCTCGCGCTGCTGCGGGAGAGCGCGGGAGCACTACGCGAAGTGCTGAAGCAGCGAGATCGTAATGTCGGCCCGCACGACTTTCTTGTACATCAGACGACGGTCGAGATGTGCGTAGACATCTTGGCCCGTCTCGACGAGGCACTGCGATGACGTGGTGGGATCTCACGCACGCGGATCTCGTCGCGGGGCTACGCGCCCTCCTTGAGTCCAAGCCCCTCCCCCCGCCGCGCGTCATCTATCCGACGCCGGACGGCCGGGAGCGCACCAGACTGGGACGGGCGTCCCAGGGGACGGCGACTGCCGGTGACAACGAACCGAGTGTGGGCGTTGAGGCAAGCCGGGAGGAACCAGTCGCCGTCTCTCACTCGCCCTGGGGGACGTGGTGAGTGCGTCCGTGACGAAGTCCTGCCGTGGCGGCTGCGGCGCGCAGTTGCCGGTGGCCCGCAATCACCAGCGCTGCGCGGCGTGCCGTCGCGCGTGGCGACGGGCGTATCACCGCGCCTACGCGCGGGTGCGGCGGGCGATGCGGAGGACGGCGTGATCTCCTGGCTGGTGTGCTACGACGCGCGGAACACCGGGCATCCAGAGTTCCATGCCACGCGCTACGGCGCACGGCGGGTGGTGGAGGCGGAGACGCGCGAGGACGCGGAAGCGCGGGCGCGGGTGTGTGAGGGCGAGGACTGGACGCTGACGTTTACGACGGTGCGGCCTGCGCGCCCCGCCGAGATTGAACGGCAACACCTCATTGAGCAGTGGCTCACGCTGTGCCGCACGGGGCAGGCAGGACGGTGGATGGGACTGTGATGCTGCTGGTGTCAGGGGCCACGCGGACGATGGCGAGACTGGGTCCGAGCGAGACGTTAGGCCGACTGTTTGTCCCGACGCAGGGCGACAACCTCCGCACACTCGCGGACGGGTGGCAGTGGGCGGCAGACAACGGGTGTTTCACCGGCCTCGATGTAGACGCCTGGATCGACATGCTGAACGAACTGCGTGGGTTGCCTGGGTGCCTGTTTGTGGTCGTGCCCGATAAGGTGGCCGACGCCAAGACGACGCTGAAGATGTGGCAGCGGTGGTCGCCCGTGGTCCACGCCTATGGGTACCCGGCCGCGTTTGTCGCGCAGGATGGCTGCCAGGACGTGCCAGCCAGTGCGGCGGAGTTGTTCATTGGCGGGACCACGGACTACAAACTCTCGCGCGAGGCGCGCGATCTGGTGGACTTCGCGCACGCGACGGGGCGGTGGGTGCATATGGGCCGGGTCAACACGCGCAAGCGGATGCGGATCGCGGCGTCGTGGGGCGTGGATTCGATTGACGGGTCCAAGTTCTCGCGCTGGTCGGAGACGCACCTCCCGACTGGCATCGCATGGGCACGGGCGGAGAAAGCGCAACCGTGGTTGTGGAGGACGGCGTGACGCCGTATTACGACGAGGACGGCGTGACGCTGTACTGCGCGGACTGCCGCGACGTGCTGCCGACGCTGGGGCAGGTGGACCACGTCATCACAGATCCACCGTATAGCGAACACGTCCATAGCAAGCAGTGGCAAAGCGGTCTGTCGTTTGAGGAACTGAAGCGGCGGTATCCGCGCAGCTTCCACGGCGCTGGGAAGCATGACGAGTTGGGATTCCCGCCAGTGACCGCAGAACAACGTACGGCGTTAGCTGAGTGGTGCGCCGCGAACGTCACACGCTGGGCGCTGATGTTCTGCGACTTGGAACTGGCGCACCTGTGGCGCGCAGATATCGAACGGGCTGGATTCGACTACGTGCGGACGTGTGTGTGGGTCAAGCCGGACAGCGCGCCGCAGTTCACCGGGGACCGGCCTGGCGCTGGCGCTGAGGCGATTGCCGTGGCGCACCGCAAAGGACGCAAACGCTGGAATGGTGGCGGCCGCCGCGGCGTGTTCGAGTACGGCGTGAACAACTACGGCAAGAACTTGCGGGCGCACCCCACAGCCAAGCCCGAAGCGCTCATGTCTGAACTCGTGTCACTGTTTACCGACGTAGGCGAGATGATCTGCGACCCATTCGCCGGCAGCGGCACGACGCTCGTCGCGGCGAAGCGACTTGGGCGCAAAGCGATTGGTGTGGAGATCAGCGAGCGCTACTGCGAAGTGGCGGTCAAGCGGCTACGCCAGCGGGCGCTACCGCTGTGGGGCGAGGTGACGGCGTGAAGGGCGGCTACCTCTTCGATTTGGTGAACCCTGCGCCTGACCCGGAGCCGTTGTGGACACCCGTCGCGCGCAAGACCGACCCGCCCACGTCGCACCAGGCGGCGGCGTACGCCGCGCGGAACGCCGGCACGCTACGGGCGAGGGCGCTACAGGAACTCGTCGCGGCGGGGCACGCAGGGCTCACAGACTTCGAGCTGGCGGCACGCTGCCACTCGCAACAAACCAGCATCGGCAAGCGCCGCGGCGAGCTCGTCGCCAGCGGCTACGTGGAAGCGACGGGCACGACGCGGCCGGCGCCGAGTGGCGCGGAGGCGATGGTGTGGCGGGCGACGGATCGCGGACGACAGGAGGCAGCGTAGATGGCGCGTCTGGGACTTATGCGGCACAGGAAGTTTCGCGCGGCGGCCAGGGCCATCAACAACACGCCCCTCCTCCGTGGCTGCCTCGAGATGATCTGGGACGCGGCCAACGACACGCTCGACGACGTCCTGGGCTCGGCCGAAGACGTCGAGGAAGTCGCCGGCTGGCGCGGGAAACGGGGCGCGCTGGTCGCCGTGCTGACGGCGCCAGAGAGCAACTTCCTGGACCGGCGCCCCGATGGGCAGTACGTCATCCATGACTACTGGGAACACTGCCCGGACTACGTCCGGAAGCGGGCCCAGCGGGCCGCGGTGGGGCCCTGGTCGCCAGACGTCCAGACGCCAGCCGAACGGCCTCCAGACGGCGGACAAACGGCGGACAAACGGCAGACAGACGGCGGTCACCATCCGACCACCGTGGCGCCGAACGGCGCCTCGCGCGCGCCCGGACCGTGCCGTGCCGTGCCGAGTGGGTTGGGACGGGGGGGGGCGGGGACGCCGATTGTCCGCCCGCGCGACCCCACCTCGCCCTTCGACTGGCTCATCGCCGTGCCCGCCAAACTACACACCGAACTCGTCAGCCGGGAGAGCGCGCGCCACCAGGGCGACACCAGCCGCGCCGAGCAAGACCTGTTCGCGTGGTACGCCACCGTGGCGACCACCTGGAACGACCGCGACCTCCCCGGCGACGACGGCTGGGGCTTCTGGCGGAAGCGCTACGCCGAATGGCGGGGCGTGAGTGCGAGCACCGCCACCGCGGTGCAGCACGACGTCGCAGACGCAAAAGCGCGCTTCCTCGCGAAGGGGAGGCCGGCATGAGTCCCGCGGACAAGTCGGAGTTCTTCGACGCCCTGCACACGTTGTTCGCCGCCTTCGGCAAGACCATGAGCGACGAGCAGGCCGGCGCATACTGGCGGTTCCTCGACGACCTGCCCTGCGCCGTGGTGCTGGACGCGATCGCCGCGGCGGGCCGCAAGGCCGGGCGCTACCTCCCCAGTGTGGGCCAGATCCGCGAGTGCGCCGACGAGCTCCAGGGCGGCCACCAGGTCCGCGACACACGCGGCCACTACCGTGACGACCCCACGTGTCTGACCTGCGACGACACCGGCTGGGAGCCCTGCACCGACCGCGCCGGGAACCGGGCCGTGCGGCCCTGCCAGTGCCCACGGGGCGCTACGAAGCGGGGCGGGCGCACGCTCTCGGGGGTCGCATGAGCCGCTACGCGGTCGTCAAACTCCCAACGCCCACGACCGGCACGCGCGCGAAGGTCGACTTGCGCGACCGCGTCCACGACCTGGGCCCCGCCGACATCGAGCGCCGCTACCGCGCCGCGCTGGCCTGCGCCCGCCGCACGCTGCACGTCGACCCCTGGGCGCAACGACTCGCGCCCCCGCCCGGCAGCCGCCTCGAGGACCATGCCGTGGGGGCGCTATGAGACGCGTCGGCCCCAACCGCCAGCACGGCAGCGCCGCCGGCGAGTTGCTCATGCTGCAGCTGCGCGGCCTACGCGTCGACGGGTGGGTGGCCGAGCACCGGTTCCACGCGACCCGCAAGTGGCGCTTCGACGTGGCGTTCCCGGCGCGCCGCCTCGCGGTCGAAGTCGACGGGGGCGTCTGGACGGGCGGGCGGCACACCCGTGGGGCCGGCGCCGAGGCCGACTGCGAGAAATTCTGCGCCGCCGTCATCGACGGTTGGCAGGTGATGCGCGTGACGCCGCGCCAGGTCCGCAGTGGGCAGGCGGCGCGCTGGATTCTCGACGCATTAGGGGCCGCACCCGCGGCCCAGAAAGGCGCACAGGTGATCTCATGCGATCGCGTGTCCTCGTCCTCGTCCTCGTCATTTTGACCGCTCTCGTCGTCGCGTCCGCGCAGACCCAGGACAGCCGCTTCCGCTACACCCAGGCCGTCACGGCGCAAGGCACCACCATCTTCATCCCGGGTGCCACGTACGTCATCCACGACCAGATCTGCACGTCGCCCTACTGCCACGACGCGTGGCGGATGCGGGTGCTGGTTGTTGCGCTCAACAGCCTGGGCCAGACGGTCGTGACCGGCGAGTACCTGCCGACCGACGGCAGCGCGCCCGACACGTGGTATCTCCGCGGCGCGGTGCTGGCGTTCGTCGTGGGCCAGGACACGCCCTGGCAGCCTGAGTCGTAGCAAACTGTATGAAAACCAAACAAATTCAGCACGTCGGAGACCTTACACCCGACAAGCGGAACGCGCGGAAGCACACGCCTCGGAACGTCGGCGCCATTGTGTCGGCGCTGCACGAGGTCGGTGCCGCGCGGTCGATTGTGATTGACGAGGACGGGGTCGTCCTGGCGGGCAACGCCACGATCGAGGCGGCG